GTTCTGAAGATGATTGGGTAGATGCTGAGACGTTTGTACGCCGAGGCAAAGAGATTATGCCTATTCTTCGTAAGAATAATGAGAAATTGCTAAAAGAACTGAATGAAGCAAAGAAAGCCGCTGAAGAAGCACGACAAGCTGCACGAGAGTTCAAAGAGTTCCAAAAGGAGCAGTTTGAACGTAAGTCCAAAGAGTTAGAAACTCAATTGGAACAACTCAAGCAAGCAAAGCGTGAAGCTATCAACTTAGGTGAAGGTGATCGTGCTGTAGCTATTGATGATGCAATGGACCAACTCAAAGAAGAGCGTCAAGTTGCAAAAGAAGAGCTAAAGAAAGCTGAAGAAGCTGCTAAAGCACCACCACCAGTTACGCAAGATCCTTTGATTAATGAATGGATTGAACGTAATGATTGGTTTGGTAAAGACAGACGTTTAACTACGTTAGCCAATGCAATTGGCACTGATCTACGCCAACAAGATCCAAACCTAATGGGTAAAGCTTTCTTAGAACGATTAGACGCAGAGTTGGCTGAGACAATGCCAGAGAAGTTTGGTAAGAAAAAGACACCAAACCCTATGGATGGTTCACCTAACGGCATGAGCAGACCGTCAGCATCAAAAGGTAAAAAGTCTTACGAGAATTTACCTTCAGAAGCTAAAGCGGCCTGTGATCGGTTCGTTTCGCAAAAGCTTATGACAAGAGAGCAGTATGTTGCAGAATATTCGTGGGATTAAGGGAGAGCAAGATGACAACTAAAGATAAGAATGTAAGTACAACTACTACAGAGTCTACTAAGCCAGCTCGTACCAGACAGCGTGGTACTTTCAACGGGACTCGTGGTAAGTTACAAGTAGGAAATTCCATACCGGGGTATCACTTGTACATTTTTAACGACACACCGGGTCGCATTACTGCGGCTCAGGACAATGGTTATGAATTTGTTCATCCCAACGAGGTAGGAGGTACTACTGAGAACGTTGTTAGTCGTAATACGGATCTCGGAGATAAAGTTCGTTTCCTTGTTGGTTCTAATGATGGTGAACCCATGTATGCTTATTTGATGAAGATCAAGCAAGAATGGTGGGAAGAAGATCAATTAGAATTAAATAAGAAAAACGATCAAATACAACAAGCCATACGTGGTGGCAAACTAACAGGTGATGGTATGAATACTGAAGGTTTCTACAACGCTGGCATTAAAATTTCTAATTAATATTTAGGAGCACTAAATGGCAAACGTAAATGCCCCTCGTGGTCTGTCTCCAGTCGGTACGCTGACTGGTGCGCCATTCAACGAGCAAGGCCAACTGTTCGCTATCGCCTCTGACGCTTCAAACACATACGCTATTGGCGATGTTGTTAAGCTCTCAAGCGGTAGTGATGCAAATGGCGTACCTTATGCAATCAAAGCAGCAACAACTGACGTTCCTGTTGGTGTAATCGTTGGTATCCGTCCTGCGGATGCTGGTGTTTCACTGCAAGGCACTAACATTGACTTAGGCAAGCTCTATTTGAGTCTATCCTCTGGCATTCGTTACGCTTATGTTGTAACAGATCCTAGCGTCATTTTTGAAGTACAAGGTAATGCAACTGGTGTTGCACTTGCTGACGTAAACAAAAATGCTGGTATGACTATCACTGCTGATCAAACATCAAGCTTGTCACAATCTTCGCCATTGTCGAACACAGTACTGAATGCCTCTTCTTTCTTGGCACAAGGTTCTTCTGGTTCTTTGGCATTGCCTTTGACAATTATCGGACTGTCACGCCGTCCTGATAACTCTGCTGGTGCTTATGCTGATGCATTGGTTATTTTCAATAAACATCAGTACAAGCAAGCCGCTGGCACTGCTTAATTAGAGGAGAATAAATAATGGCTGGTGTAATTACTACTGGTTCGCATCCAAAAGCCCTATGGCCCGGCGTTAAAGCTTGGTGGGGTCAGGTTTATGACGAACATCCAGAAGAGTATACAAAACTCTTCGACAAAGATACTTCGGGTCAAAACTACGAAGAAGACGTACAGTTAACTGGCTTTGGCTTGGCTCCTGTCAAGAACCAAGGTGCTGGTACTCAGTATGATTCTGAAGTTCAAGGCTTCATTACACGTTATACCCACATCGCATATGCGCTTGGTTATATTGTTACTAAAGAAGAGTTGGACGACAATCTGTACGAACAAATCTCTAAACGCCGTGCAGCAGCACTTGCAATGTCTTTCCGTCAAACGAAAGAAAACGTAGGCGCTAGTGTGTACAACAATGCGTTCAACAGCACCTACAAAGGTGGTGATGGCGTTGAATTGTGCTCAACTGCTCATCCTAACACTTCTGGTGGTACATTCTCTAACAAACCAACGGTTGACGTTGACTTGTCAGAAGCGTCCTTAGAAGATGCTACGGTTGCTATCATGGGCTTCCAAAATGATCGTGGTCTGTTGATCAACGTCATGCCAAAGTCTTTGATTATTGCTCGTCAAGAGTGGTACAACGCTAACCGTATTCTGAAATCGGTATATACACCGGGTTCAGCAAACAATGATATTAACGTGCTGAAAGCTACCAATGCTTTCCCAGAAGGCATCGTTATGAATCATTATTTGACTTCGCCTCACGCATGGTTCATCCGTACTAATATCATGAATGGTATGAAGTACTATGAACGTGTTGGTATCACGTTCGATCAGGACAATGATTTCGACACCATGAATGCTAAGGCTAAGGGCTATGAGCGTTATAGCTTTGGTTGGACAGATCCACGTGCTCTATATGGCAGCAACGGGCCTTAATAGCAAATAAAATGCTTGACAAAAGCATAATATAGTGGTATAATTAAGATAAGGTTGGGATTCAAAAGATCCCTTCCTTATCGCATTTTAGGAGCATTTATGGGTACTATTAAAGTTCCACCTAAAGGCATCGCTAAAGATGTCAAAGGGAAAAAGCCTCCTGCTATCGTTAAGACTAAAGACCTTAGCACGTTACAAGCAGCGGCAACCTCTGGCGCTCAAGAATCTGGTGTTAAAAAGAAACGCTTGACTCCTGTAGCATCAATCGCAAAACAATAATTTATTAAACCTTAACGCCTTTTACAGGCGTGATTAACTCACGTTAAGGACATCAAATGGGAAATCCCACAAGACTTCAATCTGGTCTTTCGACCGCTTATTCAAACGAAGTATTCTATAGCTATCCACTGCCAGATCCTTTCCACACTGGAAGCACCTCTGCACTGGGTAGTACTAGCTACATGAATGACTTCAATACCTTAATTGGTACTGATTTTACTGTTACTGGTGCTAGTTCAACCTTTGCTTTAGGTAACGCTGTTGGCGGTATCGCTGTTCTGACTCCGGGTGCAACTACTACTGCTACCGCTGCTTACAAGAATGGTCAAGCATTCCAATTTATCGCTGGTAATCGTTTCTGGTTTACTACACGTTTTAAAGTATCTGCTGTTGCTGGTAACGTATCTTTCTACGTTGGTTTACGTAATGGTTCAGCAACTACTGATGGTTTATGGTTTGCTAAAGCTGCTGCTTCAACAAGCATCAACTTAGTTTCAACTGTTGGTTCTACCGCAACTACTTTAATTACTGGCGTAGCTACTGCTGCTGCTGATACTTATGTTGAACTTGGTTTATACTTTGATGGTACTGACTTACTGGTTTACGCCGCTAATACTTTAGTAGCTCGTGTAACAGCACCTACCATTGGTTCTTCTGGTACTAACTTGACCAATGCGTTGCTTGGCCCTGTATTGCAGATTACTCCAACGGCAACTGATACTTTAACTGTAGACTTCATTGGTACAGCTCAAGAATTAACACGTTAATAGGAGACTGTCATGGCTAATCAAGTCAATACGCAGATCCTTGTAGACGGTGCTAGGAACGCTGTAGTTAAGATAACTGGTGTATTAGACACAGGTAACGTGTCTTCTACAGTAGTTGTTGATCCTGCTAGCTTTTCACCTAAACCAACAGCATTTAGAATTGATCATATAGATTATTCAATATCTGATCCGCTGGAAGTACGTCTACAGTGGGATGCTTCAACTCCTATTGATATTTTACCTATAGCTGGTCGTGGTCGTATGAGCTTCTGGAACTTTGGTGGCTTAATAGACAATGGCGGTGCTGGTGTCACAGGTAAAATCAATCTTCTAACTTCCGGATACAACGCTACTACTTTAGGTACAACACCTTTAGTATTTTCAGTTGTTCTTGAAATGGTTAAACAGGGTGTGTAATGCTAGTATCTCAATCTAACGCCAAGGAAATTCAATTAGTAGCTACTATCAGAAGAGCTGACGGTACTATTGAACAACTTGGCGTAATTGACTACTGGCATCAAAACCCAATTAAAAGAATCCTTTGGAGAATTAAAAAATGGCTACACTTCTCGTAAACACGGGCAGAGCCGTTGTAACTAGCCGCATTAATGGCGGTGGCACTAACCCTCAATATGTTGCATGGGGTACTGGTGCAGGTACAACTGGCGCTACCGATACTACGCTGTTTACTGAGGTAGGTACTCGTGTTTCAGGTACTACATCTCAGGTAACAACTTCTACAACTAATGATACATTTCAAGTTGTAGGTACTTTGACTTCTGGTTCATCGCAAACCATTACTAATGCTGGTTTGTTTGATGCTTCTACAAGTGGTAACTTGTTTGTAAAAGGCGACTTTACAGGTATTGCTTTAAATAATGGCGATTCAATTCAATTTACTTTCCGTATAGCATTTAGTTAATTAAATAGGATAGGCTAGTCTGGCCGGACGAAAAGGGTTAACCTGACCCCTGCCTTATTCTTTATATCAGGTATAACTAAGGTGGTTATATGAAAGTATGTACGTATTGTAAAGAAGAAAAA